GAAGAACTTGTAGCCAAGCAAGATAAAAGACTTGCTGGTAAATATAAAACAGCTGAAGAATTAGAAGCTGGTTATCTTGAGTTGCAAAAAAGATTAGGTGAAAAACCTACTACAGAAACAGAGACAACTGAATCCGAACCAGAGTATCAATTATATTCTGATGATGGTGCAGTCAACTATGATACTGCAAACGAATTATATGGAGATCAACTAGGAGACTTATTTAAGTCCAACGACATTGACCCGTTTGCTATGAGTAAACACTTTGAAGAAAATAATGGTACTCTAGATGATACCATGTATGAACAGTTAAACAAAGCTGGTCTAAGTAAAAGTGTTGTGGATAGTTACCTTGAAGGTGTACGTCAAACCACTGGTTTTAGTCCAGAAACAGAAGCTCCTTATCTTAATGAAGCTGATGTTAATGAGGTTAAGACTATGGCTGGCGGTGAAGACGGTTATAATAATCTTATGGACTGGGCTGGAAAAAATCTAGATCAAGAAGCAGCTAAAGATTATGATGATGTCTTAGCTACAGGTAATAAATCAGCAGTAAAATTTGCAGTGAAAGCACTTATGGGACAATACGAAGATGCAAATGGTAGGGATTCTAAACTTGTAACAGGTAAAGAATCAGCTCCAGAAACATACAGAAGTATGGCAGAAGTTGTGAGAGATATGAACAAACCAGAATACACACAAGATGAAGCGTTCAGAGATGACGTTATCAGAAAGTTATCCGCATCAAATTTAAAAGTATAGGAGCTAAAAAATGCCGATGGGAAAAGGAACTTACGGAAGTAAGAAAGGTAGACCTGCTAAGAAAATGAGCAAGGGTATGTCTAAACTACCAGCAGCAGTACGCAAAAAAATCTTAGGTAATAAGAAAAAATAATGGCTGTCAAAAAGAAAAGTGTCAGTCTTAAAATGGGTAAGCATAAGTCTCGCTCAGGTGGACTGACAGCAGCTGGTAGAAAAAAATACAACAGAGCTACTGGCTCAAATCTAAAAGCTCCACAACCCCAAGGTGGTGCTCGTAAACGCTCCTTCTGTGCTCGCATGAAAGGAGTTAAAGGGCCAATGAAAAAACCCAACGGTAAGCCAACCCGTAAAGCTTTGGCACTACGCAAATGGAAATGCTAATGGCATACAAAAAAAAGTGTGGATGTAAACACGGAGGCAAAAGAAAGTAATGGCTAAACGTGGATTATACGCAAACATACACGCCAAGAGAAAGCGTATTGCAGCTGGCTCTGGTGAGAAGATGAGAAAGGTAGGGAGCAAAGGAGCTCCTACCAAAGCAAACTTTAAAAGGTCTGCTAAGACCGCTAAGAAAAGATAATTGAAAGATTTATATATCTATCTAACTTTACTTACTAACCTCTTTATTTGCTCTGGCGTTATACGTCATTGGAATAATATACCATCAAAACAACATGACACCACAGAACATTTTTCCAAACGAAACACCCCCAAGACCTATGAACCATAACCATGAACACGACCAGTGGCACGTTGCTGAAGAAACTAATGGCAGGTTTGCCATGCTTGGCTTTGTTGCTGCTCTCGGCTCCTACATATTCACAGGACAAATCATTCCAGGAATCTGGTAATCCATACTACGACTCTCATACGAGGTGGAAGATGTCGTGTTTTGACTTCGAGCTTGCTAAGATCGGGGTCTTAACTGATGAGAGTCTGGATAGACAATCTCAACTTAATCTTATAAATTTCTTTCTCTCTAAAGTGGAGAAGGAATGTTCACACATACACATTAATTAAATGGCTGCAATCTCATTACAAAGAGAAACAACCAATAAGTGGCAAGAGTTATGTGAGTGGGTAACAAGTACAGACAACCGCATTTATGTTGGTTGGTTCGGTGTGCTTATGATCCCCGCATTACTTACAGCTACAACTTGTTTTATTATCGCCTTTATCGCTGCACCTCCTGTTGACATAGACGGGATTCGTGAACCAGTTTCTGGCTCTCTTCTCTATGGAAACAACATCATCTCAGGGGCAGTTGTCCCGTCATCAAACGCCATCGGCTTGCACTTCTACCCAATCTGGGAGGCAGCAACCTTGGATGAATGGCTCTACAACGGTGGCCCATACCAACTTGTCATCTTTCACTTCCTTATCGGTGCGTGTGCTTACATGGGACGACAATGGGAACTTAGTTATAGACTAGGGATGAGACCTTGGATATGCGTAGCTTATTCAGCTCCAGTATCAGCTGCACTAGCAGTATTTCTTGTCTATCCTTTTGGACAGGGGAGCTTCAGTGATGGTATGCCTCTTGGTATTTCTGGTACTTTTAACTTTATGTTTGTATTCCAAGCAGAACACAATATCCTTATGCACCCGTTCCATATGCTCGGTGTTGCTGGGGTATTCGGTGGAGCTCTTTTCGCTGCTATGCACGGAAGTCTGGTTACTTCCTCAATCCTTAAGGAAACAACAGAAGAAGTATCTCAGAACTACGGCTATAAGTTTGGTCAAGAAGACGAGACTTATAACATCGTAGCTGCACACGGTTACTTTGGTAGACTTATTTTTCAATATGCTTCTTTCAATAATTCTCGTGCTTTACATTTCTTTCTTGGTGCTTGGCCCGTGGTTGGCATATGGCTCACAAGTATGGGGATCTGCACAATGGCTTTCAATCTTAACGGCTTTAACTTTAACCAGTCAATAGTTGACACTAACGGTAAAGTTATACCTACATGGGCTGATGTCGTTAATAGACAGAACCTTGGTATGGAAGTAATGCATGAAAGAAATGCACACAACTTCCCATTAGACCTAGCGTCTGCTGAATCTACTTCTGTAGCTCTTACAGCTCCTGCACTAGGCTAATAGTCACGTCCGTTCATCCTTCGGGACGCATGAAACCTAAGCATGGAACGGGGCTTAGGTAGATGGAGATTACCATGAAAGTAACTTTCGTTTATCGTGGCATCACTTACACAAAATTTGTTAAGTAAGTGAAACGGGGGGGAGCACCTCAGAGTCGGACTCCCCTCTAATTGGTAAAAGCCTCTACGGAGACACCTTTTGCCGTCATGACGGTAGGGATAGACCTACAAACAGCTTGAGTCTTAGCTGATACATTTAAGATTCCAACAATTCTAGATCTAGAGACGATAACTAATACCCTACAAATAAATGGCACAACAGTCAACAAATAATCCTAGCTCACAAACCTTTCTGGGTAGGATAAATACTGCGACTAACGCTACAAATAATAGAGATTTGTATCTTAAATTATTTTCGGGCGAGATGTTTACTGGCTTCCAAAGGGAGACAATAGCTAGAGATCTTGTTATGAAGCGTACACTTACCAACGGTAAGAGTTTGCAGTTCATCTATACTGGACGCACAAGTGCGGAATACCACACTCCTGGCAACAGTATATTAGGAAACTCTGACAAAACTCCTCCAATAGCTGAGAAAACAATTACAGTCGATGATTTATTAATCAGCTCGGCTTTTGTATATGAGCTAGATGAAACGCTAGCACACTATGAAATGAGGGGTGAAATTTCCAAGAAAATTGGATATGCTCTTGCTCAGAAATATGATAGACTAATTTTTAGAGCTATCGCTAAAGGTGCTAGACAAGCTAGCCCAGTATCACTCACAGGTTTCGTAGAACCAGGTGGTACACAAATTCAAGTTGGTGCAGGTTCTGACGCTGACGATGCTCTTGATGACGGTCATCTTGTAACAGCATTTTATGATGCTGCAGCAGCTTTAGATGAAAAAGGAGTTTCTGATGATGGTCGGGTTGCCGTACTAAACCCACGTCAGTACTATTCACTTATAAAAGGTGCAGGTTCTAACGGACTAATTAACAGAGACGTACAAGGTACATCTTTACAAAGCGGAAATGGTGTAATTGAGATTGCAGGTATTCAAATCTACAAGTCAATGAACGCTCCATTCTTCTCTAAGTATGGTACTAAGTATGCTCCATCTTCTGGTGCATCAGCTGGAACTGACCTTGCTACAGGCGATCCTGGAAATACAGGTTCATTCGTATCTGAAGGTATTGAAACAGCTAATACAGCTACAGGCAACAACTACGGAGCTCGTCAGAACTACGGTGCTGCCTCTAACTTTGCAAACACATGCGGACTTATCTTCCAAAGAGAAGCTGCAGGTGTAGTAGAAACAATCGGCCCACAAGTTCAAGTAACTTCTGGTGATGTTTCTGTTGTTTACCAAGGCGATGTCATCCTAGGAAGACTAGCTATGGGAGCAGATTACGTGAATCCTGCAGCTTGTGTAGAATTGTTCGCAGGAACAACTACAAAGCCATCAGCTTTCTCATAATTATTCATTTATACGGGGACTTCGTGTCCCCCTTTTTTTTATGTCAGCAATAACTTACGGAGTGTCTACCGAACTAGATGCTGTAAACTCAATCCTGATGAGCGTTGGAGAATCCCCAGTTAACACTTTAGAGGTTCAAAGCCCCGAAGTGGCTATAGCACAGAAGACTCTAAGGCAAGTCTGCCGTGAGGTTCAAGCTGAGGGATGGTCATATAACACAGAGAATGAGTATCCTATCAATCTTGATGGGAACAACCAATGTATTATACCTAATAACATCTTACAAATAGATTTAAATATACATCAACATGGTAAAGATTTTGATGTAGTAAGGCGTACTGATAATGGTATAATGAAAGTTTATGATAAAAAAGGTCATACTTTTACCTTTACAAATTGCGAGAAATTATATTTTGATATTATATGGATGATAGATTTTCAAGATATACCACAACCATTTAAAGACTATATAACCTGTAGAGCCTCTAGAATCGCCTCTAACCGTATGGTAAACAATACTGAGTCTGCTAAGTTAATTGAAGCGGATGAAGCGGCTTTAAGAGCCTTAGCATTGCAGTATGAAACTAGGCAAGGTGATTATAATATTTTTAGTGATTTTCAATATCAGCATGATGCTAACTCTACCTATCGCCCATTTAAAGTATTAAGAAGAATGTAATGGCAGCAATCAATCAACGTATACCAAATTTTTTAGGGGGTGTATCTCAACAACCAGATAAAATAAAATTTCTAGGACAGTTAAGGTCGTGTGATAATGCTGTCCCAGACATAACATTTGGTCTTAAAAAACGTCCCCCTGGAGAATTTGTGGGAACATTAACTAATGCTACTTCAACAGGTCATTGGTATGAAATATTAAGAGATGGAGATGAAAAATATTTAGTACAAATCACACCTGCTAACAGTGGTAGCATGCCTATTAGAGTATGGGATTTGTCAAATGGCAACCCACAGACGGTACTTCCTAGTGCTGGATCTAGTGTGTATAATTATCTAGCTAACGCTACAGAGCCTTACGGGGTAACTACTATTCAAGACTATACTCTTATATCTAATCCACAAAAAACTGTAACTGAAAGCACTAGTAATTCACCAACAGCTTTAGACAGTGGGAATTATTCATTTGTAAGATTAGATACTATTGCTTATAATACTGAATATGTTTTATATAATACTACAGTAGCCAATCCTCCTACACCTAACACCTATTATAGAGTCACTTCTTTAAAAGTAGATTTTATTGGGCCAACTAATAGTAATGGTACAATTAATCTTGCTGGTTCAACATGGGGAAACCCAGATGCAGGTACACGATTTGCTGCCTCTGCACCTTTTTCATTTTCTGGTGGTACGGATGTTCAACTTACTGGAACTATTGATGGACAAGCTGCTAGTAATGTTATAGTTAATGGAGATAATATTACTGAAAATCTTGAGGGTAGTTTACAAGTAAATGGTGTTGCTTATATTGCAAATAACACAGCAAATTTTAATAATAATACAGGAGCAAGTGCTGACTTTTTAGGATATACTCAAGACTACGACAACCGTTACACAGCTACAATTACACTTAAAAACGGTGGTTTAATTAGATCAACTAGTAAAGCAACTGCAGAAAGTTTATATGTAACAGTAATTACAGGTAATGGTACTGTTAATCAACAGAAATATCGTGTTTCAGTAGAAGCTGTAGAAGAGGTACAAACATATCGAGATGTAACTGGAATAGGGTATTTTAAAACTCCTAAGAATCCTGATCAAGGTGTTTTATCTATGTCAACTATTTTAAAAGGATTAAAAGATTCTGTTAATAGTGGACTGGTTAATGTTTCTGCTGAAGTTATAGGTAGTGGTTTGTATCTTAATGGTACATCGGCAAAAAATGTGAACTTTCTAGGTGGTAGTGTAAACGAAAACATGAGTGTTATATCTACAACTGCACAGGATGTTAGTAGGTTGCCAAGTATGAATAAGCATGGCTATATAGTCCAAGTATCTAATACTGCTGAACTAGATACTGATGATTATTATTTAAAGTTTGTAGCTGACAATGGTGTAAGTGGTTCTGGAAGTTATGAAGAATGTCTAAGACCTCATAATTTTAACGGTACGGAAACAATAAAGTTAGGCTTAAACCCTGACTCAATGCCACACGCTTTAATAAATAATCGAGACGGTAC